ACCACCCCCTGTTTGGAGTTGCGTGTGAAAAGCGTTGGGGGCCTGGGACATGGTCTTGACATTGACCTTCACTAACTTGCCTTCCCACTCAACTACAAAGTCCGTTTTCCAGATGTCATATATAGGTTTTGATACCAAACAGCCTTGCGCTAGAAAATGCTGCATAAATGCAGTCTCTCCAAGAGCACCCGTCAGTGAGGCTGTGGCCGCTGGCAATGTCAGAGTCCAGTTGACCCTGTGTAACGCAGAAATTTAGTAGCTGTTTTTCTTTCTGTACCCGTCCATGATCTTGGCCAGGCGATCACGCACCTTTTTACGGTTTTCAGAGCCATCTTTCAGCATATTTCCCAGTTTGTACGCATCACTTTGGGTTTTGCTACTTGTCATGATGGCCTTGCCTTTGCGATTTGGATTGGGATCCTGAGAGCGCTTTCGAGCAACTATTTGTTTGCGTTCCGCAGTCGACAGGGCCTGTGCTTTGGCTTTTGGCAGACACTTTGGCTTCCCTTCTTTGCTGGAACGTCCGCCACATGGGCCTGCAATTTTGCCCGTCGATGTGATCCTGACCCACTTCTCGTTGAACCATTTGCCCAAGTCATCACCTCGAAAGGCACCACTCATCGAGCCGTGCTTTTTCTTGTACAGGCGTTTGTATTGCCGGACTACATAACCAGAGGCATAGGCGCTGGGCCACACTCTGAACTTTCGCTTAGCAGCCGCAACAGCCCTGGCGTGCAGGGACTTGTCACGAAATTTGCTCATAGCAATCCGTCAATCTCACGCCCTACAGTTCCTGCATCAGACGCGATATCAGCCGCGTAGGGCTTCTTCTTTTTGCCACCGTGCATGTCGGCTTGCTTCTTCTCGCTGTACTTTCTGTAGCTGCCCATATCCTTCAGGCGCTTCTGGTACATCGCATCGCGAGCGGCTTGAAACTTTGACTTGACCTTGCGACCGTCGCTTTTCTTGTCTTGGGATTTCATAAATTCCTTGTGATTTTTACCCGGCATATAAACCGTTTCACCAGCTTCAGTCTGGTGTGAATGCGAACCTTCGAGCCCCAGAGCCTGGCCAGCTTTTTCAGCTTCTGCCTTGCTCTTAAACGTAAATCTAGGGGCGTCAGATTTATACAAGTCCATTTTTACCGTAAGGAACAGGCCTGGAGGTGTCGAAAGCCGCAGGGCCTTCGTTAAGTCGAATTCCCTTAGCTTTAGCGTAACTTAAAACTCGTTTTCTATGGCTGAGACGGAAACTATCTACAGCGGATTTCTTGTCACTCTCGTTCAACTTATAGGCAAGCAGAGTGCAGTGACAATTCCAGTGCCTTAAAACCCTGATGGCTCCGCGCTTGAAGACTTTGCCAGCTTGAGCCGCACAATGCTGACAGGTTCTTTCTCCAAGGGCGACGTAATACCAAACCAAGTCGATCCCCTGCTCGGCATAATAAGTTAGTACGGCTTCTGATCTTGCCTGTGATGCCTCGGTTCTAATAATTGTCGAGACTCTGGCACTTGTAACCTTCAGACGACGCCTTAGATCGTTCGTTAAATCCTTTGTTGTTGAGCTATTAATAAGTCCAGTATTTACGGCCTCCGCTACTTCTTCTGAAAATGACTGCGCCTGTTGTCCTATGTATCCTCGCGCTCGGAGTGCTGCTGATTCAATTAGCGCAGCTGAGATGCCAACAGCGACAGGCGCGGATACTAGAGGTTTTGATAACTCTGAAGCTAAATCCAGACCTAGGGATGTCGATTTCTGAAGAAGTTTCTCCACCGACTGCAAGACAGGATCAGCAACATCCTTTAGGGACTCAACAGGAATTAGCTCATATAGAAGCTCTTCTGTCGATGCAAGAAGAGATGGACCGCTTTCTAATTGAGCAAACACTTGACGAGCTAAACGAATAAGGCCCTGATCCAATAAAGCGACGATCGCCGCAATCGCTGCTAGCTCCTCTTCCTCTAGTAAGTCGTTGTTGTCTTCAATCAGGTCTTCCATACTTAAACCAAATCATTTTCAAGAAGTAAGTCCATCAACACCACATACAAACCAGAAGCCATAATCTCTAAGTTGACTTGCTCCTGGGGGTCACCACCTGGCCACTCGCGGTAACTCTTTTGGACACAAGCATGCAGTGACCTAAGAGTAGAGAGACTGCACTTCAGCGTTACTTCGATGTCGTCACAATCACTGGAATTATTCATTCAGGCCCCTGCAACTTATTTAGCTTTTTAAATGCCTTTGCTGCTTTCTTAATTAGCTTCTTAGCCTTTTTTCTAGTGCAGCATTGATCAGCATCTTGATAACACTGCAGAAGCTTCATCATATGTTTATCCATCACCACTTTTCCTTTGCAGACCAATAAGCCGCTGACATCCGCCCCTTGGCAATGTTCTTGGCGTGGCGAGCTTTGAAGCTTTTGCGTCGGTTACGCGCTGCCTCTGACTCGCCCTCAGTCTTTGGGCTGCCCTTTACCCCCTGCTGACCAAAGCGAATTAGTTTCACTTCCTCCCCTTCTTTCGCCAACACGGCGTGGGACTTGGTTTTGTGGTCAGGCGTTTTGACCGGAGAGTTATATCCACCGGGGAACGTCATGCCCGCATAGTCGATCGACTTGTCGTAACGGTCGAACGTCACCTTTAAATGTTCAATGTCAAGCGGGTCCAACAGAGTCAGACCACTCACTTCCTCTTCATCGCAGTAATGACTTAAAGCACGGCTGGCGGAACGCGATGAATAGAACCCCATCAACAGTGGGCCAGGCGCGATTGTCTCGTCCTGGCGTTTCACAAATCCGCGATACATCTTCTGATCTTGTAGCCGTCCGCCGATCAATACAACGGGTTCTGAGTCGTTACGTTGACCGTCTGGATGAACGACTGCAGCAACCTGATAAATCCCATTGCTGGTGCTAGCTATCAAGGTCAACCCATTCATATGCAGGAAGTCGCAGGCGTCCTCTACAAGCTCGTCAGGAGCCTGTTGTTCCGGTTCTACCCTTGCGGCTTCGGCATTGTTTTCCAGCGCTTGGCGTTGGCCCTCGAAGCCCTGTAGGGCGGCTTCATGCTCTAGTTCGCGCTTGGCAAGTAGACGATCTTCTTCTTCGCTGTGCAGGACCGTGTCCAACTGGTACTCCGTGCCTCCAAATCTGCTGGCACGGATCTCCATTGCCGTGATTACCCCGGCATTGAGGTAAATCTGGTCACTAAGAGCTATCTGCTGGCGCATGTTCGCTTTGTCCGCATCCGAGCTGGCGAAATACGGAGGGAAATGCGCTGTCCATTGAGTTGGCAGATTTCCACCCGTTGGGCCGGATCGAATGGACAAAATAATGTTCATGTAGTGGGTAAAAGCCCGCTTCAAGCTGTGGCTTTGGTATCGCTCAATCGAACTGGCCCATAGTTTCTGCTCGAATTTGCCTGCTTCACTCAGGCCTCCCGCTGGACTCATTCCAAATAAGACAGGCTTCGGCATATCTGCCGCTGCAACGAGGTCATCAAGAAGGCGGTCGAAAATATCCTGTGCGCCTCCCAAACTTCGGGCGGCAAATGTCACCTCTTCCTCTGAATCCAGGGCCATGCCCCCATACAAAGATCGGGCGAGGGAATTAGCTTCTAGACGAGCTTTGAGCGCACTCTCCTTACCAGCGGTGATCTTATTTGCCAGTCCAGGAATTTTGTGTACGAACAAATCCATCTCGCTGAGCATTGTCGAGAGCCCATCAGTTGCACCCCTGTATCTCTTCCAAGGGTCATAGAACACCTGTAGCGCGGATAATCCCCACCCACTGTTGTTGAGTCGATCTCTCCAGGGTAAATAGAGGCCATCGAAACGCAAAATGCGGCTGCTATGCACCAGCAAGTATTGAAGATCATTGGTATTTGACGACGACTTGGATGTGGAGATTCGATATTGCGTGGGATTTCTGAAGTTCAGATAATCAAACTCATCTGGTGTTATCTCCTTCTTTGAAAGCGGGACTAAATCAGCAATGCCACGGACACGGGCGGGGTTCAATGGCTCGCTTGGTTCCATCCCGTCGTCAAACACCATGAAGATTGCGGCACCCCCATAGATGCGCTGCAGCTTCAATGCTTCCTCGAAATAGAAAAAGGACTCAGAATCCTCTAGATATTGCTCAATGTTCCGAATGATCTCGTCGTGACCCTCAAGCTCCTCTGAAAACTTGATTGTTGGACGCTTAGCTAAAGAGGCTTCTGCAAATACATCGACCACACGGCGACACAACGGGTCGTAATACAACGCCTCTAGATCCGCATCCGCCATCAACCCCTGAGATTGAATGCCGTAATAAGCACTCTTATCCCGTTTTGTCCCTAGACCGGTGATCGCATTGACAAGAACTCCGTCTTCTCTGAATTGAGAGTTATCTGAAACTTCCGCCAAACTTGTAGCCAAACTCTACAAACTAATCGTACCGATTAATACCCAGACGTAAGAGAACTTTCTTGATCTCGTCCGCATGGCCCGCATAGTAGGAGTGCCAATCCTCCAGAATCTCAACTAGATCGTCAAGAAGAAGTGTTCCACCCTCTTTCATCTCCAAGTAGGCGCAGATATCGTCTTCAAACCCTTGTCTTACCCGCTCCTGGTAGGCATCCTTCATACAAGCTCTAGCCAATCGGCTGTAGGTGTTTGAGCAACCGCGCTTAAAGCAAGTGCCAGGGCCATAACAGAGTCATCATGAGAACCAGGGCCTGCTTTTCGATCGCCACCTTCAAGTTGCTGAAACATCAACAATTCCTGAAAGAAGGGTTCACGCGGAAGCATTAGTTCTTCCCTTTCTAGCAGATATGCAATGCGATCTGTATTTGTAATTTTGTTGGGTCTGTTGGTGTTGTAAGGGTCGACCATATACTTGGCCAGCTTCATCGACAAAACCTCGGAAACGATTGCGCCAACTCCGTTTTTTTCCACAATTACCTTTGCAGGAGAGAAGTTCTCTGCCTGCTCGATAATTTGTTTTATGCAATAATCACTACTCTTATGGCGCATCCTGAAGACATTGACGACACGATATGGAATGCAAGTGATGTCCAAGATTATGCTGCACCAATAATCCTCGCCACCGCCAGCAGGGTCAACGGCCATTACATAATCACGCCCTACAAAGCCGGAATCAATACATTGGCCATTACATGCCAACTCCACTAATTCGGGGTTATAAAGTTGGGCTTGAGAAGCTACGAAATCGAGTTCAAATTCCTGTCTATATGCCCTATCGGATAATTTTGAGCGGCGCTTTTGTTTCTCGCCCCACTCTGGATCTTTGGCATACGTTGGTATGTCCTTCCAATGGATCTTGAATTTGTTCCAGTCGTCTGCTGTATACCAAAGATTGGCAAATAAATTCCCAAGGCCGTTCGGCGTTGAGATTAAAATCATTCGCCCTTTGTCTCCTAGTGTCGCCATCGTCGGTTGGACGGCGGTGAAGATTTGATCGGCTTCGCTTCCAAGAAAAGCGGCCTCATCAAGGACAACCACTGAAACGCTCGGTATTCCACGAGCTGCCCTAGGTGTAGCAGGTAGGAAAAGAAGTGTTCCAAGACCAGCAAAACTTATTTCACTATTTGATTCTGTCGTGAACTGAATGTCCGCTTCAGCAATACTTGCAGCTTGTGCGCGAATCCTTTTACCAAGTGATTGTGCGTCGGCTGCAGTCTTGGAGAACACAACAGCAGAAAACCCAGGCTCCGTAAGCGCTCTGCACAATAAATAGGAGCAGACGGTCTCTGATGCACCTACCTGGCGACTTTTTAAAACAATGGTGTATTGGTTCTGGCGGATTGATTCAATTAACTTCTTCTGAATGTCATAAGGCTTGAAGCGCTTGATTGTTCCACCAGACTTGATCCACGTCAAAGGCGCGAACTCATCCCACCGATCTTCAGTTGGGAATCCGGCGACGAATAACTCACCCGTACTGTGGGTGCGCCGTTTCTCCTCAACTTCAGCTCTTTCCTGGTGAAATTTCTCTAACTGTGATAGGCGTGACTGCAATCTGCCTTGCATAATCTTCCAGTTGGTCGATACGACGTTCGATGGTGCGGGTTTCGTACTGTTTCTGGGCGCTGTCGATCATGATCTTGATCG